AGGTAGAGTGCAATAGCAGCAGATGCTGCAGCACGGAACCAGGTCAGCGATACTTGCTTTAGTGTTTCCATTTAGATTGCCTTTCGTTTTGTATTGTGAACCTTACAGCAGGTGCATACTGGTACCACAATGGTACTAACAGCAACCTTCTTCTTAGGTTGTGGCTGTAAATTTGCCACAATCTGATTCACAATCTTAGGTTGACTTAGCCACCAGAACCAGGGGCTAGTGTCACTGCGGTGAGTATCATTAATAGAAATATGTAGATGCTTAACGTGAGGATTACTACCTGTATACTTCCTATTGCCTTCTTTGCGTCTGGCTCTTGACCAAATTTTTTTATTGTATATGAGGTAATCCACTCGTTCATCTTCTTTAAGTTTTTCAAAAATGACAGCACAATCAATACCGCTCTCAGGGTCGTGGGTCAAATCTACTGCTAGCCCAGTATTGTGGTCCGAATTCGGGCTGGCTTTCTGATGCGCTAACGAAGGCAACAACCCGTCTGACAGTTTCTTGCGCTTCGGAAACAGCGCTGTCGCTTGACGAAGCACAGCAATAGCAGCAGGACTCGCGACCTTCACCACACGTTTCATTCATTTCCTCAATGCTTCCTTAACTAATTCAGTTAATAGTTCTACTTTTTCTTCGAGTAAGTTGACTTTATCCTTAAGACTTGAGCCACCATTGGGGCGTAGTTCATATAGATAATGCTTTACCATCCAGCGCACAGCGCCAGCAAATCCAGCAACTAAAGTTAATACGGCTACGGCTAGGCCAGCCCATTCGGTAGGTGTCATTACACAGTCCTTACAGTCATAGTGAGCATTCCTCCATAGCCAGTAAATCCTCTATCTGGTGGAGTCATACGAGTGAATTGTATTTGTTCTATAGAAACCTGACGAGATTCGCCAGTGGTTAAGTCTTGCCAGGTAACAATGTCGCCATCTTCTTCAATGGTTTCTAGAGCATTGATTCGGTCTAAGGCTCGGCCTTCATAGCCGACTAGAACATTGTACTTGTCTGTCTCCACGTCAAAACAATAGACGGGAAATCTAATTACTCGTTGTCGAGGTGTAGCGATAGTGGCCTTAGCCTGATAGCCTTTGAATGTAGGACCTTTGGTATTATCTGTAGCGTCTCTGGTTAGAACAAATTTATATGCTAAAAATTCTTGTGCTCCTGCTGGCTGGCTGGTAGTTACTTCTACTGCTGGAACTGATGCGTCATAACTGACTACATCATATGCCAAACCATCTTTATCTACTGTTTGTAGGGACATAGAGCCGAATTCAAATTCACCTCGACCTATCAAACGTTTAAAGTTCTTAGGCTCTAATGTGTTGTATCTGATAAAGCCTGTTTGTAGATATCCACTTGTGGCTTTTTCACTAGCGCTTTCAATGTAAGTATAACCAGGTACATTTGTTAAAGCAGTTGCCGAGGTTACTGCAGTTGAGGCTACGTTTGTGGCTGCTTTGGTATAACTAAATGTAGTTGTAGTAGCAGCGGTAATTGTAAATAAATCTGTAGAGTTAAATGTTGAATCAACACCCTGAACCCATACTTCATCTCCAACGCTTAATCCGTGGGCTGTAGCAGTTGTCAAGGTAGCAACATTGCTTGTAAGTGCTTTATTAGTAATAGTCCCGCCAACAGTGTTGGATTCTGATGAGAAGACAAGTCTATCAGTATCACCAGCAAAAGCACAGGCTGTGGTTTCGTGACCAAGTGAAGTGCCATAATAAATGTCATTTGCGTAAGCAAAAACTAAAGGCTCTAGTTGCTGACTTAAGTCAATACGAATTAACCCTGGGTATCCATCGACCCCAGCCGTTGCCCATACATAATGGTCACGTGAACAGAAGTCATACACTGGCTGGTCAGTTTCAACAATCAAAGGACCATAGTTTATAGACCCATCTACATCAGATACTACAGATACTCGAATACCTTTATTGGTTCCGATAATCATATAGCCTAAGTAGTAATGAATCTTATGGATAATCTCGCCCACTGGCATCTCTGCTGCTACTACCGCTTGGGTCAGGGTAGGCATAACACCTGCGGTACTGAGGGTAAATTTTAATATGGTTGATTGAATGCCATTATAACCAGCAACATATATTGCAGGACCTGATGCTGCTATGCTGGTATAAACGTGAGCGCTAGAAGGATGTGTATAAACTGCAGTAGGTAGGGCTGAGGCTGCTGAGGAGAACTCATATACCTTGTCATTAGCACACATAACAATACGCTCTTTGACAAACTCCATTACCGCATTAGTTACAGTAATACCATTGGCTGTAAACATAACTGTTGCAGAAGTAGAAGCATCACCAGTAAGGGCTTTCTTATTTACCTCTAGTTTGCCTGATGGGCCAGTATCATTGGTGACCCAATAGGCAGTAGTTCCATCATCACAGATAGCAAATACTTTGTCATCGGTGCCAGAAACATAATCAACAAAGTGGGTTACAGTTCCATCTTCGGCAATCTTGTCAACATCGTATTCATCTCTTAGAAGAACACCTTGAGTGCTGCCATATTTAATAGAGCGTAAAGATTGATTTGCTCTTAGGTTACTAGATACTGCTCCTGTTACATAGTGCTCTTCAGCAACAGCATTAAGTAGGGTTACTTCGCCTTTAGTCCAAACGTCTACATTACGGCTGTCAGCAAAACGATATGTGCTTTCATTGATTACTAAAGCAGGGTCAAAGAAAGTAATTCCTGTTCCGCTATGAAAGGAAGTCTGGCTTCTAATCCACCAACCAGTGAGGGTCTGCTCACCAGGCTCGGTTTGATTATCGAATTGTTCTTTTCTATAAGGAGCAGTCTGGCGAATATATGGGTTAGCATCATTGATGGCATAGATGAATGGCATACCACCGATAGCAACATCATAGGCTATATCAGTATTCTGCCAGATAGCATCAGTAGCAACTACACCAACATCAACAGCGATAGCATAACCAACGTCCGCGACATTAGAACCGCGACCTTCTGTAATATCACGACCAGCCACTTATTCTCCTTGTTGCTCTTGTTCTATAAGTTTTGTCTTTAAATGTTCGTTAGCCCAATACAATGCATAATAGTCATAGTCAACGCTAAAGCGTTTCATATGTTTTACCAGTGCTCCAGTATGGGCGTGTAGTGGTACACCTGCTGCCTTCATACGGCGGAAGAAAATAATATCTTCGCCAACAAAATGCTCATCTTTGCCATCACCAGTCTCCATAAACATACCCTTACCAGGGTGTGCTTCACGCAGTTTAGGAATAATAGACTTATGCATTAGGACAAAGCCAAACCCTGCACAGTCAACCTTGATTACTTGGTTGTCAGGTAACGGGTGGTGATAACGGACTTGAAACTCATCTACATCATCAAATAGAACAGGGAACGGGCGCATAAGACTGCCCTCGTTCTCCTTAGATATGAAGTAAACACCGCTAACTACAGGGCGGTTAATCTTATCGGCTGTCTGCCAGAGTTTCTGGATAGCCTCAAGGCTTAGAACTATGTCTGAATCTACCCATAGTATCCAGTCTGTCTTTAGTTTATCTGCCCAGTAATCAAAGAGTATCTGGCGTTGTCTGCCTATCTGATTACCCTGCACACGTATGCTGGTAGTAAAGCGCATACCATTGTTAGGACCAGCAATTACTGCTGTCATTAACCCTTCAGTAAACTTACCATCGGTAGTGCCATTATCACACCAGCCGATGGCTACTGTCTCTTGCTTTTGTATCATTGTCCCCTCTATTCTTTTAGTTTAGTTTAGCAAACAAATCTGCTATTGCATCAGCAATAATATATTTTTCTTCTTGACCAGTTATTGGGTCAATATAAATTACATCTGAACGATAAGTTCTAACATAAACAAGTGCTTCTGGTTCTGTAGAAAATACAGCCTGGGCTTCTGAAATATCAGCACCGTCTTTTGAAACACCAAGTAAAATCATATTAAACGAATCACCGTCTGTTGGTAAATAGCCACCATCTTCTACATAATCAGGAATGGTGCCATCTGTGTTTAACTTATAACTAATTACTTTCTTTGCCACTTGTGATTTCCTTTGCTAGTGATTTTTTGTCTAGTGGAATAAAGCCACGGAGTTCTGCAAATTCTGCTCCACAATTTGCAAACTTATCGGCGCAAGCCTCAAGCCATTTGATTGTAAATTCGTGTGTTGGCTCTTCGCCTCTAGCAAGCATTTCTTGCTCTGCCTGTATATAAGCAAACATTTCTGCTTGAGCAACTGTTCCATTAATACCCATATCAAATAAATAGATTTGATTACCTTCATCAATTAGCCCACCCCTAGTTCTAGCGGCGCAAAGGGCTTGTTTCATAGCGGTCATAATATGATGACGAGATTCGTTCAGTTCGTAATCTTCCTCGGTAATTTCTGTCTTACCTATTTTTTCCATAATGGCTTGATATTGAGTGGTAAAGAAACTTAACTTGCGCAAAGCACCTTTAACTGAGTTTTCTGAGTTGTTGAGATGATTGTTAATTTCAACAATATCAACCCAAATAAGTTCTTTATCGTAACCCTCTTCAAGATTGTCATATTCAAGTGTTTTTTTCTTTAACTCAATTTGTTTGCGCTTTACTGAAATATGGGCTTCTTCTAAAGCCATACGGGTTTTATTAATAACTGCTAATATATGCTTGAGCGAACCCATTGGAGTTAATTCGGTAACATCTAAAGTAACATTTTTAAATTGAGAAGCAGACTTATGGAAGTTTTCAGAGTCACGACTAATAGCAGGAAGGTTAGCATTTATATGCTCTAGCATACCTTTGTATTCAGGAGTTATTGCTAACTCATTACTTACTTCTTGTAACGCTATCTCCATAAATTGTCTTTCATTTGACTTTTCTATCTCCATTTAAATTCCTCCGTGGCTTGCTGAAGTTCCAGATAAACCATTACGACCTTGTGTTAAGTCACCAAAGTCTGTAGCATTTCCCGTAGAGGCTATTGTTACATATTGAATAACATTGCTATTACTATCATTTCCAGCAATAACACCTCTAATGCTATTAGAAGTTGAACCCATAAGATTACCTGCATTATCTAAAGTATTACCAAAGTCAGTAGCATTTCCAGTCGAGGCTATTGTTATGTACTCAATAGTATTCGTCATATTTCCAGCCCAAACTCCGCGAGTATTGGAGGAAAAACCTGTTGAAGAACTTGAATTGCCCATATCGCCAAAATCAGTAGCATTTCCTGTAGTAGCAATAGTTACATAGTCCATCGTGGGGTTTTGAGTCCCAGATGCATCTCTGTTGCCAGATACAAATCTTGTCTGTGAAGCAAGAGCACAAGTCTGATGCCCCGCTACAGTTAAGTCACCAAAATCTGTAGCGTTTCCTGCTGATGCCATTGTAATGTAGTCAATTACGTTGCTACTACTACCAGTAAATCCACCAGCCCATAACCCTCTTGTATTATTACTTGCACCAGAGGTGCCCCAACGACCTTGTGTTAAGTCGCCTATATCCGTAGCATTTCCTTGAGTGCTAAATGTAATCTGTTGAATATCGGCATATGCTGGACCCCCAAAGAAACCACCACCTGCCCAGAATCCATAAACAGTAGAACCGCACGCGCCAGAGCGAGTTGTTGACACCGCAAGGTCACCAAAGTCTGTAGCATTTCCTGTAGAGGCAATTTCAAAAGTGTCGATAATATTGCTTGTATTGTTTCCTGAGTATGCTCCCCCGCCGAAAAACGCTTTTGTAGAAACAGGCGGAAGAAAGGTTCTTAACCCACCAAATCCTCTAGCAGACGAGTTGCTAAACGTTCCTATAATAGGCATTATTGCTCCTTAAGCAAACTTAGTTTGAGTTTCTAATACAGTAAATGTAGCAGATGCGGTCTTAATAATAGTAAATGAATATGCATCAATTGCTGAAGCATTACCAGCAGCAATAGCAGCAGGAACTTTAGGGGTTACAGTAGTTCCATCAATCTGGATTGTGTTTGGATAGTAAGCGGTTGTTCCATTAGTATTAAGCCATACAAGAGTAATTGCATCACCTGTGGCTAAAGCAGTATTAAGCGATACACCGCTTGAATATCTAAAGTTTAGAGTATGATTGGCTGTTGCATTTGATGTGTAGTACCAAACTGAGGCAGTTGAAACATCAAAGTTAATTGTTCCAGTTGCTGCAGAAGCAACGACATTTACATCTTCTTCAAGACCTTTAACAACACCATCTGAAAAAGTTGCAGTGTTAATTACTGGAGTTGTCAGGGTTTTGTTAGTAAGTGTTTGAGCAGTTGTTAAATCGGCAGTTACGGAAGTATCAATAGATACAGTAGGAACTGGTCCAGTGCTTGAGGCAACTGAAATACCAGTACCTGCAGACACTGCTGTTAAATCACCAGGGCCACCATTAGGAAACGTAACTGCTCCAGTTGACCCATCGATTGTAATAGATTGAGTACCCAAATTTGGGTGTTGGATACCCGCTGTTTTTAATAGACTCATTTATTTCTCCTAATCAACCAACCAGACGGCGCCTGATGGTATTGTTATTGTGATTCCTGATGCTATTGTTACAGGACCAACGCTATTTGCATTATATCCACTTTCAATCGTATAGTCCGATGATAGTGTTTGTAAGTTAAGTGAAAGTACATCTACTGGTGGTGCAGTCCAAGCAAGCCCTGAGGTAGTTGATGAACTAACACTAAGAAGATAACCGTCAGTAGCAGCAACAGTCAGGGCTACAGGGGTTGAGGCTGTGCTTGCTGAGATGATACTGCCCTTGGCGGTAAGAATTGCTTTGTCAATAAAGGCTGATGTGTCAGGGGCTACTAAATCCCAAGATGCGCCGTTGTAAACCTTCATAGCATCAAGCACGTCATTAAAGTAAAGCGCACCAGTTAGTAGTGCGCCACCATCATTATCTAAAGTAGGGTCAGATGACTTGTTGCCAAGGTATCTATCATCAAACTGGTCATAACTAGCAGCAGCAGAAGTTGCTGATGTGGCTGCTGCGGTAGCAGATGCTGCTGCAGATGTAGCACTAGTTGCTGCAGCCGTTACTGATGCCGCTGCTGATGTTGCCGAAGTAGCAGCAGCACTGGCTGAAGTAGCCGATGATGTAGCACTTGTCTCAGCAGATGTGGCTGAGGTAGCAGCCGAAGTAGCAGAGGTTGCTGCTGCGCTAGCCGATGTAGCAGATGAGGTAGCACTAGTAGATGCTGCTGTGGCAGAAGCCGCTGCAGAAGTAGCCGAGGTGGCTGCGCTAGTAGCACTTGTGGCTGCTGCTGAGGCACTCGTTGCCGAGGCTGTGGCGCTATTAGAGGCACTTGTAGCACTGGTAGCAGCAGAAGCAGCGCTTGTAGCAGCCGATGCTGCTGAAGTGGCTGCAGACGTTGCTGAGCCTAGAATGCTATCTACATAATCCTTCGGCGTAGCCGAGGAGGCAACCATACCTGCGCTAGATAGACCAGTGATGACAGGGCTACCAGAGATAGTAGGGCTGGTCAGGGTCTTATTGGTCAGGGTCTGAGTAGCATCAGCAATGACTACCGTACCTGAGGTATTAGGTAGGGTGATTGTATTATCCTGAGTAGGGTCAACTACAGTCAGGGTAGTCTCGTGGGCATCAGCCGTAGCACCTTCAAATACTATGCTGGTTTCAACACCAGATGTTCCAGTAATTGTAGGGTTAGAAATTGTTGGGCTAGTAAGAGTCTTGTTAGTAAGGGTCTGTGTCTTGGCTGTACCTACTACATCACCTTCACCAGATGCAATGCCGTGCATTGACTGGGCATTACCTGCGCCATCATTATAAGAGGCAGAAGCCTGTGTATGTAGGTTGGCATCACGGTAATCTCTACCGATAGCCATATGTCTTACTACTGCACCTGCTGAGTGTGACTGTGCAGATGAACCATCAATGGCTCGGGTGATTGTAAATGTATTGGTAGATACCGCCGTAGCATCTACGATTTCTTCAAGAGCAGTATCTACATCTATAACTAAAGTAAAGGTTCTACCTGCAGGAATGCTCTGACCACCCATTAAGGCTGAGCCGTTAACTACTGTCATAGTAGCAGCACCTGCGGTTATAGCACTAGTCAGTGTTGACTGTTGGCTACGAGACGAGTATTGACGTGTTGGCATTTATGTTCCTATCGGTTAAAACGAATGCGGGGAGGGTACTGACCTTGGAAAGAAGAAATTTCTTCTCTTAGTCTCTGCTGATAGAGAGCAAAGAGTTGACGAGTAGCATTATTAGATGAACCGAACGGACGCTTGGCGTCAATCTCATCAGCCTGTGGGCTAATCTGAGACGCACGTGCTGGGTCAAGATAAGCAAGTAGTCTATACGCTGCACCTAAAATTATTACGTCTCTTGCTGATTCGGGATATCCTGTCTGAGTTGTAAAAGTCTGGCTGTTAGATGTAAATGCCGTAGGTTGGGTAACGTACATAAGTTTTACTGTACGACCAGAGGTAATATAATCATAAATGCTAATTGTTTGACTGCCCTCACCCCAGTAAGTTGCCTCTGCTAAGGGGTCAAAGTCATAACGATTGACTCTAATCCATTCCAAAGATGGCCCAATGTCTTGCCACATAACAGTAAGGATAGATTCAATATTAAGATTACTTAAGTCATAAGTGTTTTGGGCTGCGTTAAAGGTAAAGGTAGTTTGCTTTACAACCATCAGTTGAGTTCCGACTGCTCGGATAGTATCGTTGATAGCCTTCTTAATTACATACCTAGGAAATATAGGGGAGATTGTGACCTTGGTATCTACGGCAGCAGTTGAGGCAGTAGTGCCTAGATAACCACGCCCATAGGGCGCAACAGTTGCTGTATTAGCAATACGGTCAAATGAGTCAACCCACATCAACTCTTCGCCTACCTCTAGGACACCTTTACCTACTGAATCGGTGGAGCCGAGGCTTAAGATTGTTGGCGAAGAACTAGGGGAAGTTAATGTTGTGACTGCAGCAGTAAGGTATGTGCTTCTGTCTTGTTGATAGGTATAGCCTGAAAGATTGATAAGAACTTCATCAATCATTTCTGCAAGTGTTGTCATACGTCAATACTCCTTAAGGCTTCCATAGGTGAAAGGTTAGTAGTTCCAGCAAGTTCATTACATATACCGCCCAAAGCCTTAAAGTCATTAGGTTGACGATTAGCATCAGCCTCTAGGTTAAGTGCTCCAATGAGTGTCTTGCCTGTTGTTCCTGCATACCCATTAGCAGCAGCAGTAGCAGTCAGATATGAACTCAATGCTGGATATGTCCCACTATTTGCTAAGCGATTAAGTTCGCTTGTGAATGAACTACCTGCTACACCTGTTGCCATTATCTATACCCAGCCGTTTTCTTTGCTATCGATTTTGGTTGTTTAACAAATTGTTTGCCCTTTTTATTACCTTGGGCTTTTGCTCTATTAGTAGCAGCCTTCTCAGCAGGAGTTAGATTAGCCCACGCTGCTTCGGGTAGATATCTCTTCTTACCCTTAGAAGGTTTGCCATCAGAAGTTTTCCACTTCTGCTTAGTCCAACTCTTTAAAGACTTCTGTGATTTAGCCAGTGCCACTATTTGTATCCTCCGCCTGCCTTCTTGTATTGCACAGCAAGTAACTGTGCCTTACGAGCAGACCATTCTCCTGGGTCTCCACCCTTGGAACCTGCTTTAATTTTATTGAATAGTGCTTTACGCATACCAGGCTTAGTGTAGTTGCCAGCCTCATTGACTTTAGATTTAGCCTTAGGCTTTGCTTTCTTCTTCACCACTTCACCTTATCTGCCCAATAGGCAGCACTTAGTTTACCTTTGGCAATGTTCTTGCTATGGCGTGCTTTGAAAGATGCACGCTTGTTCTTCATTCTTTCAGACTCTCCAGCCTTAGGTTTGCCTGCAGTTTCAGCACCTTGTTCGCCGAAACGAATAGTCTTGACTTGGCTGCCTTGTTTAGCCACTACAATGTGTGACTTCTTTGGATGTCCAGGGGTGCGCTTAGGTTTATTAAAACCTGCTACGCCAGCCCTCTTAAGCCTTGGGTCTGCTTTGCTTGCCATATTCCCCATACTTTCCTAGTACTGCTCTTACTGTTCCATTCTTGTTTAACCGCACTACATATCCGTCTTTGATTTGCACAGAGTTAAAACCGTAGTGCGGTTTCAATTGTCCTGATGACATTATTAACTCATCTTATGGTCAAAAGACATTCCGCTAGCACCTATAGAAGGAGTGTAACCCATAGGGTTAACGCCGCCTTTTATTCTTTTTGGTTTGTCTGGTAATTTTTTCCGCGTTGGTGTTGGAGAAGGCGAGGGAGTAGGTTGCACAGGAATTCGTCCTGGCATACCATCAAATTGTTTAGATAAATTACCTATTCTTGTTGGCATTACTCTGTTCCTTCTCCATTAGTTAGCCTTTCCTAATTTACTTTTCTTTTGGTTTACAGTTTTCATAGGCTCTGTGTTTTTAACACGGTCTTCAAACAATTTAAATTTTCCAGCAATACCAGGATACTTAGCCTCAAGATATTTGACGTCTTGTTGTGCTTGTGCCTTAATTGCTCTTTCTTTATCGGTTGCAGCAGGTTGACCTGCTACCTCAAGGGCATAAATATAATCTTCTGCCGCAATTGGTTTTTTCCTTAAACCTGATATCTGTGATGCAGTAGGACTGTAACCTTGCATTCTGCGTATCTTTGCCATTTTTACTCTGTTCCTCCTCCAAATTTAAAACCTGGAATCTTTGTAGGGTCCATCTCGCGTCCACCAAGTTTAGTATTTGGTTTCTTTTTGATTGATGAAGTGTTTCTATAGAGTTCAGCAACGTGAGACTTAGCGTTAGGGTTATCTATTCCGCCTGCTTTTCTGCTAGCCTTATAAAGTTTCTTAAGGGCAGCCAACTCTTTTGGAAGATTCTTTTTATCTTTAGGCGTTTCTGCCGTGTCTATAAGCCACGATTTTTTATTCTCGTATTCTTGCTCGTTCATTGTTTTACTTTCTATAGTTAGATTGACTACTACTTCTTGCCTTTTTTCGTAACGCCTTTAACCTTCTTCAGGTTGGGGTTTTTCTTCTTGGCTGCTGGTGAGGCTTTGCGGGCTCCAGATGCGAGGATTGCACCAGCACTCTCCATCGACACACCTTGCTTCTTGGCTATTGATTTTTGTGCTGCCTTAAAGCCCATTCCTTTTTTTGCTTTCATTACTTCTTCTTGCCCATCTTCTTCATAGCCATCTTCTTGGCTCCAGCCTTCATAACCATTTTCTTACCTGACTTCTTGGCTTCTTTCTTTGCCATAGCCATACCTTTTTTACCGTATGAAAATTCTTTTCCGTTTACCATTGGCATATTATGCTCCTAGTTGATTAAGTACTGCTGCTGATTGTTTGTTTATATGTTTTGTTGGTGCCATTTTGCTAGAGTCATAAGGTTTACCCAGTATCTCACTAGCCTTTACTGCCTCTTGAATCTTCTTCATAGAAGTTCCAGCGGGCTGGATACCTTGGGCTCTCGCCTCTTTGTAGGCATCCAATTCTTTATTGAACTTTTTATTTGGAATAGTTCTACGACTATCTGCATCGCCAGCGTTCATCTGTATACTCAAACCCTTACAACCAAAGCATCCTTCGACTGGCTCAGGGTGATGTTCCCAATGTTTCATATCGCTGTAAAGTTATCCTCTGTGACACCTACACCGCCAGCAATTAGTGCTGCCTTAGTAGCATCATCTACTGTGTGATTATAGCCACCTGCATATACTGCAGGATATGCTGACAAGTCACCATCAACTGGGTAGCGAATTTGTGCGTACCCACCCGTAGGCTTTAGTACTATTGTAATGCCCCTGTCAAGTTTATAAAAGTAGAATAGGCGGGCTTGACCTGCTGGGCCTTCTTCAACCACAGGGGTTGTAAAAATATATTCAGTCATAAGTCCTCCTAATGAACTCACCCCGAAGGGGTAGATTTCTAGGCCTACCCCTCAGAGTCAATCAACTAGAGAGCAGCGATTGAGGAACCAGATTCAATGCGATACAGTGCTTCTTCACGATAACGTGCAAAGCCGAGTACGCCGTACCAGCCCATTGGGCGGAAGCGCATCAACTTATCGGTTACGTTTCCGATAACAATGTGTGGCTCTTCTGCAACAGCCTCAGCAAGTGCTTGCTGTCCGCAGAGGATAGTATCAAATACGCGTGTTACTGGAGTTACGGTTACAACTGTTGTTGCAGTAACTGCAGCAGTAAAGGCTGTATCTACAGTAAATGTAGTGGTTGAGCCAGATGTGCTAATTGCAGTAATCTTGGAACCTGAAGCGATACCAGTTCCTGCAACCTTGTCGCCTACCTCAGCACGAGTTGCGATGACAGCAGAAGAAGCAACACCGAAGGTGAAGCCTGCTGATGTACCTGCAACGGTTACTGCGGTTGTAGCGAGAGCGGTCTGGTCTGCACCATCTTTAGCATTTGGCAAACGAGAAGACTCAACAAAGAATGCTCCTTCGTAGTCGCCAATTTCTCCTGCCCATACGTTATTAACGGCTGGGTCAGAGTTAATGTGAGCAAAGTTCCAGCCTAGGTTTCCAGACTCTGCACGCAGGTCGTGGGAAACTTCTGGGTGGATTCCGCACCAGTAGTAAGAACCACGGCGAGCCTTGGCCTTATTAGCACGGAGTTTAGCAACAGCCTTACGGATGTCTGCTGAATCAATTGTCGCTGCAGCAGAGATTGTGGCGGTGCTTGTAGCGGTTGAACCGCTGTAGATTACGTTAGTTCCGCCAGATAGAGTTGTTGACACAACAGCATCGATAGAATCAGCAAGGTTGTATGCAATGATGTTTGCAATTGCTGGGTCTACGTCTGCTAGTGAGAATAACTCAAGAGCGCGGGTTACTAGAACAGCATTACCATACTCGTTAAGAGTAATGGTTACAGATGTTGGAGTTGTTAGAGCAACTGCATCTGGGTCAACTGTTTCTGTTAGTGTTGAGGTCTTCTGGTCCAAATCAACATAGCGCTGTAGCACTACGGTTGAGCCAGGAATTGCTTGACGGGCAGGACGCTTATCTGCTACAGAACGAAGTAGTGGTTCTGAACGGAGAGCGAACTCGAGAAGACGGTCATACGCCTTCTGTACGAGACCTGCGCCACCAACTGTACCACCGAGAGATGTACTCGCGGTTGATGTATATTGTGACATTAGTTTTTAGTCTCCTTGACTATGAACGGATTATTGTTGTGAGCGCAACAGACTTAGAATCTCTTCTTCCGAAGATGCGTTATTAAGACGCGATTCTATGTCTTGCGCTTTGTCGGGAGTAACCGCTCCCTGAGTAATGATGTCTTGGCTACGCAATGTAGCAAGATTATCTCTATCTATTTCAGGAGCATCTGACGTTTTAATTCCGAATAAGTCGGCGTTATCATTGAGCCAGTTATTCACTGCCTCTTCGTTAACGTCCTCTAGGTCTTTCATAATTAAACGCGCAGCCTTTTGGTTTACGCCCTTCTTTTCTAGGACTTGACGGACGGTTGATTCTTTCTTCTCTTTGAGGAATCCCTCAAGTTGTTCAGAAAGTTCCTTGATACGTTTCTCATCTGACCTTTTGGCTTTTCTTAGTTTCTTGACTAAGTCATTTCCATCTAGGCTATCGTTGGTATCTAGTTCGTCTTCTTCGTCTTCCCAGTAGTTGTTGCTCATAGCAACCACCCTTCTATTCGTTGTTAGTCGCAAGCCTCAATGACCACGCGGGGACTGTGG